ATAAGGCTGCTTACTTCAACTATCAGGTAGGCGACATCGACAAGGAGCAGGGCGCAGGCAACGTAATGGCTACACTGAACACTGAGTCTTCAGAGGAAGTAGCAAACAAGATCGATACATACATCGCTAACCTTGTTCACCCTGACAAGAAGAATGCCGGAGTACTGAAGTATTCTGCAAGCAACACCGTAATCGACAAGGACAATGTCCTCTCAACATTCGATGCAGTTCAGGCAAAGCTGTATGAGAACGATGTAAACCCTGCAACAGAGGTCGAGATCATTCTTCCACCTTGGCTGTACATGTGCTTCCGTCAGGCATATCAGAAAGTCGATACCGACAATTCTGAGTATCTGACAAACGGCAAGGTCGCTCGCTACGGCAACATGACCATCAAGATGTCGAACAACGTAGCAAAGAAGAATGTAAGCGGCGTAGACCACTACTTCGTTCAGGTAAGAACAAAGAGAGCCATCGCACTTGCTATGTCCGAGGCACACACAGAGGCTTACAGACCTGAGTCCTCATTCAGCGATGCAGTCAAGGGCTTCAAGCTCTACGGTGCAAAGATCGTAAGACCTAAAGAAATGGTCACACTCGAATGCTCCGCACAGTAGTGAGCATTCACACGATACGTTAAATCTTACTTCACAGTAAAGGAGATACAAATGGCAATAGATGTAACAAGAGGAGCAACAGCAGGAGCTGCTGTGTATCCGGTTCTTAAACTGAACGAAGCAAAGGATGTTATCGCTATTTCCAAGAGTGCAGCATTCACTCTCGAACTCACCGGCGGTGACTACAAGACAGTCATCATCATGAGCGGAACAAGCGGCAAGACCGTAACATTCGCAGTCGGCAACGGCATTCAGGGCGCAGGCGATGACCTCGTGGTCACACTCGGTTCAAATCCGATGGCAATCTGCCTTGACAGCGGATACTTCAAGAATGTAAGCGGCGCAGCAAAGGATGCGGTAACAATCACACCTAACGCAGCAACATCATTCACAATCGTAGAACTCCCACAGTAGGTGAGTAACACGGGGGCGGTACGGGAAACTCCCTGCCGTCCCTATTTGTAAGTCTCATATCTACGGCATACGGCACGTTCAAGTCGTGCGGGACTGAAAGGAGAATTTAATGTCTACAACTTGGGAAGAACTTAGAGGACAGATCGTAGACCTCGGTTTCGAGGAAGACGAGACTGTCAGAGACGAATATGAGAGAGTGCTTCGCAACTCGGTCAACAGAGCCTTAGACATCGTCAGGAACATCGTAGTACCGCAGATAGACGGCTACTACAAGATGACGGGTGAATGGGGCTATCTTGACACGAACACAAACAAGTGGGTCCTGCCGAGACCGAAGCACATCACAGAACAGACAGAGGACACGGCAAAGATAAATCTTCCTGACAATCTGATGCCGCTCATTCCTCTCCTGGCATCACATTATCTGTGGCTCGATGACGACATCACCAAAGCGGTCACATACTGGAACGAGTATGACCAGCTGAAAGACCAGATCATCGCAGTATGCAGGATGCCTAAGAACGCGACTATCGAAGGCGGGTGGTAAGAGTATGGCACAGATAAAAGTACCTGACGCACCGAGAGAATTCACGACACAGTACACGTACCTCTTAGGTGTTGACTTCCAGGCCGATCAGACACAAGTCGATAGGCAGAGAAGTCCTGATATGGTCAACATGATATCCGACCTCGGCGGCAATCCGGTCAAGAGAGATGGCTACAGAATAGTAGGCGACAACTACGTAGCGGTACTGACAGTAGACGCTAAGTCGTACGGAGTCCGCATCGACAGCCTTGGCTTTCTGAGAGTCGAGACGATAGAGCTTGACGGCTACGCATTCGCTGTCACAGATCCGCAGACACTGAGTATCGATACGGGCGACATAACAGCGGCATTCTCGCATCAGCAATATCTGTACATACTGACGGAAAAGTGCTTCGTGAAGTATGACACAGAAGAGAAGACGTTCAGCTATGTCGGAGTCGGCACGAACATGATGAGTGTCGGAGCAGTCGGTGAGACAGCACCGAGATACGAGGACAACATCAAGGAAAGCATCATCGCACTGACTCCAGCGGGCATCAATGGTGTCGTACTCTACGACAAGAATCTGTTCAGCATCTATCAGCAATACACATACATCGCAGACGGAACGAGCAAGGACTTCATCATCCCTAACTGGGAATATGTCGGCAAATATATAAAGGTAGAGACTGCGAATGCGGAAGGCGACTGGACAGTCGTATCGAACGGTATCACGCTCGGTGAGGAATCACAGCAGACAGCGAAGACGCTTGACGGCACGGGAACAGCTACCTTCAACGTGCGGAAGCCTAAGGTCACATTCACAACGGCACCGGCAAGTGCAGTAACGAGCGGAGTACCGAATGTGCGTATCACATTCTGCCCGTTCAGTACGAAGAAGATTGACGGGATACAGAAGGGCTACTACAACGAAGCACTCGCGAATCTGCTGAAGTCAGGCATCGTCTCATTCCAGCAGACGAGGATGTTCATCGCAGACAAGTACAAGGTCTACTACTCGGATGTAAACGATCCGATGACCATCACAGAGCCGTCATGGTTCGATGTGGACAATCAGGTCGTATGCATCACAAGGTCAAGTAGCTACATCGCTGTCATCACAAAGGACATAGGCGGTAACACGATATTCCTTGCGAGTGAACAGATAAAGACAGTAGACACTGCAACGAACGAGAAGGAGACATACTTCACTATCAAGCCATCGAACTCAGGAGTCGGAGCGGTATCGAGCAAGTGCATCGGAGTACTGACAGACGAGCCGATGTTCCTGAGCAATACGGGCATCTACGGGCTTCTGACAAACTGGCAAAGTGAGAAATACGCAGTCAATCGTTCAGCAAGGATAAACCGAAGACTGTGCAAGGAAGAGGGGCTTGAGAACGCTGTCGGTGTCGCATTCAACGACTACTACTACTTGGCGATAAATGGTCGCATGTACGTCCTTGACGGCAGACACAAGGAATCAGACAGAGCGGGCAACAAGCCGTATGAAGCGTATTACTTCGAGGATCTGCCGATAATCAAGGACATCTTCATCATCAAGGACAAGATGTACTTTGCTGACTCACTGCACACATACACATGGAACGATGACCTATCCGATTCGGAGAGATACTACGACAACGGACATTTCGTGACAGTATCGCTGATACAGTATCAGGTCGGTGACTCGATAGACGAGGAGCCAACGGGCGAATGGCTGAACGCAGAGCCTGAAGTACCTGAGGGCAAGTATCTGTGGTATCGAATCATCTACAACGATGGCACATCGACAGTGACAGTCAACAACTCGTCAGAGGTAGGTGACCAGCACTGGACGGGCGATGCAGTCAAGGCAAAGTGGTGCAGTGTCTTCGATGATGATGGCGCACCGCAGAAGCTGAAGACGCTTCAGAAGAAAGGCACGATGATAACAGTCGTTCCGTACTACCACAGCGGTGGAGCGGTCACACTCATCAAGGACGGCAACAGCTATCAGTACCTCGGTGTCTTCGATGCGAACATGCAGACATTCGAGGAGATAGACTTCAGCAATTTCAGTTTCAATGGTACAGACGTTGCGATAGACGGCTTCACCAAAAAGAAGGTCAAGAAGTACAAGAGACTTCAGATAGTAGTGGAGAACAACAACCCTGAACCATTCGGAATAACCAAGATAGTTAAAACTTACACAGTCGGCAACTACGCGAAGAGAGGTGCATCATGGCAACGAGCGACTACATAATCAGTCAGGCAGAAATAAACGCAGTCCATGTCGCGGCACAGCCTGATAAACTGCGTGGCACTGCGGCACAGAACAAGCACGTATTTGATGCTTACTGTGACCTTATAGCAACGAAACATAACGCGTTCGTAAACTACAACGCAGGAACAGAGGATATCGACCCTAGCGTCCTTGCCCTAGCGGCAGACATGGGGTGGGTTCCTGAAAACTAAGAAAGGGGAAAGAGATGGCGACAAATCCATATTCAAACAATCCTATGCCGGTACCAGAGCCTTTGAATGTGCGCAGAAGCAACGCTCTGCTCTCATCATGGGGAGCGGCTGCACACGATGATATCGGTGCAAGAAGAGCATATCTAAGTGCGCTTCAGAACGGAGCGAATGAGAATGCGATTAGAGCGGCGGCAGCAACCAATGCGAACGCGACAGCAAATGCACAGCAGGCTACTCAGGGTGGCGGCAATGCGGCTAATGCAGTGAACGCATCAGCATCGAATGCGAACGCATCGAACGGGAATGCGAACGCATCAAGTTCTGTTCCTGCACTCGCGGCAATCGACAAGAACAGATACCTGAATCAGTATAACCAGTACGCACAGAAGACGAACGCTACAAGAGACGCATATCTGAAACAGCTTGAAAACAGATATACGAATGATCAGGCGAATACCAATTCGGTATACGACCAGGCCGCTCGTCAGAACTACATTACATATCGTCAGAATCAGAAGAATCTCGCTGGCGAACTGAACAGCCTTGGTATCAGAGGTGGAGCATCCGAGTCAGCCGCAGTCAGACTGAACAACGCATACGGCACTAACGTAGCGACTAACGATGCGGCAAGAGGAACAGCACTCGCACAGCTTGCACAGAACTACGCTGATACGACAGCAGACTACAACAGAGACGTAGACAATCAGCTGTCTCAGGCATACGCAACAGCACTTGAGAATCAGAGCAGATACGAAGACGAGCAGAGAGAACTCGCAAGGCAGGAAGCCATCCGTCAGGAGACACTGCGTAGAGAACTCGAACAGCAGCAGTATGAGCGTCAGAGATACGCAGAGCAAGTTGCTAGAGAAGAAGCGAGGTATCAGGAAGAGCAGGCGAGATATCGTCAGGAACGTGCGCTTGAACAGTTCAGTGCGACACTTGAGAGATTCACTACTCCACAGCAGATCACTGCGACTATTGAGAGCATTGACCCTAACGATCCGAACGCTCCTGCAATGGTTCAGCTCCTGCAGATGAGAAGAGCGCAGCTCGGTGGTGGCTCAGGTTCATCGTCAAGCGGTGGTGGCGGTGGTTCATCATCAGGCTCAAGGAAGAAAAAGAAGAAATCAAGTGGTGGTGGAAGCTCCGGCAACAATAACAACAACAATTCCGGTTCCGGTCAGAGAAGTTACACACAGCTGACAACATCGGCCGGCTCAAGACCTAACTCGGTAATGGCTTACTCAACCGGAAAGAGAAAGTAAATACAAGGAGATATAAATGGGTTTCCTCAAAAAAGCGTGGAACAAATTAAAAGGACTTGTATCGGGTGGAAGCAGAAGCAAGAGCAGCAGCTCGGACGATGACGAGAAGAAGCGGAAGAAAGTCCAACAAGCGAACCGAGTAACGAACTACGGTGGACGTTCCTCTTCTACAGCGGGTTCGAGCTACGGCTCTTCGAGGTCATCATTCAGTGCGCAGGCAAGTGAGGAAGAACGTAAACGTCAGGAACGTCAGCAGAGGCTGCAGAACGCATTCAAGGCACGGACACCTGACAGCCAGAACTCAGGAACGTCTTCCTCATCAGGCTCTGCGTTCAAGGCTACACCGCCTAGTTCCACGATAAAGAAAATGACTCCACCCACACCGAAGGGTGCGGCATCTGCACAGGACTATAAGACCGCATTCAAGGCAACAACAAAGAAACTCAGCGCAGACAGAGCGTCCTTCAACAGAGCTACGGGCAACAAGTACAACGTAGAGAAGAACGGCTCTGAAGCAAGAAGAGCGCAGAAGACTCAGGCATACGATGTCAATGCTGAGAAGTGGGAGACCAAGCATCATAAGATCGCTACCTCAGCGGCAAGAGGCGCACTGAGCGGTGTCACATTCGGTGGCTCTGAGCTTCTCGCACAGACATCGAAGAACAGAAAGAGGAGCGGTGCTGAATCTTACTATCAGAAGAACAAGAGCAAAGGCGCAGAGGCTGTCGGTGAGATAGCAGGCTCACTCGCTGGATTCGGACTGACGGGCGGTGCGTCAAAGGCTGTCGCTACAAAGCTCGGTGGCAGAACGCTCGAAAAGGCCGGCTCAAAAGCGGCAACAAGACTCGCAGAGAACAGCATCGTAAAGAAGGCCGCTGAACGTGAACTGAACTACGCTATCAGAAAAGGAACAGTATCAGTCGGAAGCAAGACCGCAAGGAACGAACTTCTGAAGGAACTCGCACAGAACAGAGCGAAGAGGATAGTGAGTGCGATAGGCGAAGACACAGCCATCAACCTTACTACCGGTATGGCAAGTGATGTCAGCCATGCGATCCTCGACTCGGACAACCCTGAAGAATTCGCTAAGGAGATGGGCAAGAACGCTCTGCTGAATGTCGGACTTGGCGGTTCGCTCACGATACTTCCGGAAGCAAGGATATCGCAGGGCATCATCCGCAGAAGAGCGAGGGGCGATGTAGTTGACACTGTCAACAGATTCGCAAGGGCAGAAAACGGACTTGACCGCCTTGCCAGAGGCTCAAGGGTAAGAGAAGCAGAGAACGCACTGACACCGGTCAAGCTGACAAGCAAAGAGAATCTGCGTGAGCAACTCGGCAACATCGTCAGAAGAGAAGATGCACCTATCGCATCAGCAGGCAGAAGAAGTGCGAACGCTTCATCGAATGCGCTGTCCGCTCCTAGAGTAGGTGAGTCGATAGACAACACCATCGCAAGAAGAGCGACACAGACAGCGGAGCAGAATGCTGCCGAACGTCAGATGCCACGAATGAGGAACGCTATGCGTGAGACATTCGCAAACAATGCTGACAATGCGAGGCGTGTCGATATGAGCGAGATCCTCGCACAGAACAGTCCGCTCAGACAAGCTGACGATGCAGTCAGGCCTCAGAACATCGACAACGCTGTAAGGCCTCAGAACATCGATGAAGCAGTCAGACCACAGAGTGTTGACAATGCGGAGATGCCGCCACTGAGACCGGCAGACGAGGCATATCAGTTCCCTGACACAGAAACATATATCAGAGAACTTGATGAGCGAGGCGAACAGTGGCTCGGACAGTACGGCCATATCACAGCCAATGAGGATGGAACTTACAATCTGTTCGTGAACGGTGTCGGTGACAGAACTCTCACAAGAGAAGAAGTTACCAATTATATAGCTCATTCGAGGGATGCTCTTCAGGGCGAGGAAATCGCAAGGACAGAACGTGAACGTATCACAAGAACGACACCGCTCGACGATGCAGAGAATGCAAGGATCGCTGAGATCGACAACGAACTCGAAAGACTCAGAACGGAAAGCAATGCTGATGCAGAAGCACTTCGCGACAATAGGTACAACGGACTTGATGAGTATCAGACCCGTCAGGCAGAGCGGGCGAGAAGCGAACGCAGTCTGTCTAACGAGCGTAACGATATAGTCCGCAAAGAACCACCGAGGCGAAAAGAACAAGCTGAACGTGGTGAGCGTACCGAATTCCGAAGAGACAATGCAGAGACTGCAAGGGAGCAGGAAGAGGCCATCAGAACAGCAAGAGAGACACAGACCAGAAGAGAGTCTGAAGACCTCATGATGGCAAACTTCAACGAGACGGGCGAAGCAGACCTCGGAATGTACGGCATGGTCACACCGAACGGAGACGGCACATACCATGTGAAGATAGATGGTGTAGACCGCGAGATAGACATTCCTAGAGAGGAAGTCGAGAGACGAATCCGCGAGTCTACGAAGAGAGCATACGAAGAGCCTAAGGTAGTCGATTCGCTCGAAGATGTCGTCTACAAGAGAAACGAGAGAGCATCTTTCAGAGAGAGACTGAAGAAAGCCTGGGGCATGGGCAGGCAGATGATATCTGACTCACTCGCATCCTTCGAGGACACCGAAAGAGCGTTAGCAAGAGCCGAAGGCAGACAAGTAGACTACGGAGCGATCAACGAAGTGAGAGCGCATCAGGCTAAGGCGAATCGTTCCATATCGAATAGGCAGCTCGATTGGCAGGGCAACAAGTATGAAGGAATCGTAGAGCGAGTCGGAGCGGACGGCAACGTCTATCAGATAGAGAACGGCAAGAGCATCGCTGAGATCTACAAGGGGATGGATGAGGACACAGAGAGAGCATTCGACCTCTACCTCGAACTCAGACATGCACCGGACAGATTACTTGAAGGCAAGCCGGTATTCGACAACATCGTAGACAAGTCAGGCCGTAACTTCAACAGCGCACAAGCATGCAGAGAAGAGGCAGACAGAATCCTCGCAGAGCATCCTGAATTCGCACAGAAGGCCGAGGAAATCTATCAGTACACTCGCAACGAACTTCAGAACAGAGTCGATGCAGGACTTCTGACTCAGGAGACATTCGATGACTGGTTCAGCAGATATCCGAACTATGTACCGACACATCGTGAAGGCTTCAACGAGATACACGGAGTAAGCGGCTCGACAGTAGGAGCGACCGAGATAAAGGGTGCTAAAGGAAGTGACCGAGGCATCATGAGCATCAGGGATCAGCTGTCGGCAGCGACTACACGCAACTGGCGAGACATGTCCACGAACGAGATGTTCAAGAAATACTTCGGTGAGAACATCGCAAGAGACCTCGCACAAGATGCGGATGGCGGTATCGAGCGAGTCCTTGGCAACACCATCAACCTCGGCAAGAACGAGAAGTCCGGCAAGTACTATGCGGACATCTACATCGAAGGAAAGAAGCATACAGTCGAACTTGAGGAGCGGTTCTACGAAGGACTGAAGGATCTGTACAAGAACGGCAGAACGGGCAATGCATTAGCCGATACAACGAACGAAGCGTTCTCGAGAGTAGCGGGAGTATGGAAGAACCTCATCACAGAGTGGTCTCCGATATTCATGGTCAAGAACGGAATGCGTGACTTCCCTGAAGCGGTCATCAACTCAAGGAATACGAAAGAGTTCATTGAGTGTATGGGGCCGGCAATGAGAGACATCGCAAATGGTGGTCCGTTCTCCGAAGCACTCCGAGATGCGGGAATCTCGCAGTCGTCCTTCATAGATCTGGACAGAGCTATCCGAGAAGGCGAGGACAAAGCATCCTTACTTGCAAGAGCGAACGGAGCTGTGGAAATGTTCCCACGACTCTGTGAGTACATGGGTACTCTGAAGAAAGCGGGCATCGATATCAGCGATCCTAACGCTATAAGGAACGCAAGCAGAGAACTCAAGGCGAGAGCTGCTGCGAACGCTGCCGATGTCACAGTCAACTTCGGACGAAGCGGTTCAGTCGGCAAGATGATAAACAAGGGTCTCGTCCCATTCTTCAATCCGTCAGTACAAGGATGGTCGAAGTTCGTAAGGAACATCACAGAGAACAGTGGCAATACGAAAGCACTTCTGTCATTCGCAGTCAAGGCAACAGCACTCGGAGCGGGAGCGACAACAGTCAACAACTTCTGGCTCAGGGACAACGAGAACTATCAGCAGATATCCGCAAGAGACAAGGCAAACAACATCATCATCCCTATCGGAGATATTGACAGCACGAACACGTTCATCAAGATACCGAATTCGAGATTCGCTGCCGTGTACGGCCTGCCGATGGTGAATGCATTCAACGAGAACAAGATGGGATGGGCAGAGATGTTCCAGATAGCGAACGACCAGGTAGCACCTATCGACCCTATCGAAAGCACACTGTTCAGACCATTCATCGATGCAAAGAACAACAAGACATGGTATGGCACACCAATCGTAGGCGGTGCATTGGAAGACCTTCCACCTTCGGAACAGTACGATCCGAACACATCAGAGATAGGCAAGGCATTAGGCAGGGCAACGGAGAATCTGCCGAGAAGCATGCAGATATCACCGAAGAAGGCCGACTACATCATCGATGCTGAAACGGGTATCGCAGGAGACCTCATTCTCCCTGCACTCACACCGAGCAAGCAGGGCGGTGGCAGCGCATTCAACAAGTACGCAAAGACTCCGGTGGGCAACGTACTGAAAAAGCAGTTCTCCATCGACTCGAACACACAGAACGACTTGTCATCAAGGTTCTATGAGGAACTTGAGAATGTGACAGTCAGCAAGAACAGTGCAAAGGCAACCGACAAGGACAAGGCTGAGTACAAGCGTCTGAGTGCTTACAAGGACGAGGTATCCGGACTGACAAAGGCCATCACCGACCTTCAGAACGGAGACCGTGCTACAAAGCAGGACGATATCTACGGACTGCAAAAGGTACGCAATCAGCTGATAAAGGACGCTCTGGCAGGCAAGTCAGCACCAAGCACAGCGAAGAAGATAGATGCCGTACAGAAATATGTAGGAACTACATACGCTATCAACAACTTCGGTTCATCGACCGACAAGGAAGCGATGAAAGTCTACGGAGCATCCGTCTACGGAAACCTCTCTGAAGAGGAGATGGCAAAGAAGATAGACGGAGACAAGGACTTCTACAAGGGAGTAAGAGCGGTCGGCAAACTCGAGGACAAACTTGCAAAGGCAACCGGAAGCAAGACCACATCCGCACTGTCAAGGTCAGTAGCACTCGCAGAGGCCGGTGCAAGTGACGAACTCTTCGGAGCATACGCAGGCACCAAGAAGAGCCGTACAGAGACCGACACGAAGATGAATCGTGCAAGGAACTACATCTCGAATGGCGGTTCCACAAACGAGTTCGTAAAACTTGAGAAGACCCGTAAGACGCTCGGCAAACTGTCCGACTATGACAAGGAAGCAGAACTTGACAAGGCACTCGATGACTTGAAGAGCGGCAAGATCAGTGAGGCCGAGTACTACGAGAAGCAGGGCGAGATAAAGTACAACTCCAACATTTCATATGTAGGACTTGCCACATCACTCGCTCAGGCGAACTCACCATCAAGAGGCTACGAACTCTACGACATCAAAGCGAAGAACGTACAGAAGGGTATCAACCTCGCTGCTATGGGCTTCACTGCAAGAGACTACCGGCAGATGAAGAAGGACCTCGATGCCGATGGCAACGGGTATCCGAAGAAGCAGGAGATAATCGACTATGTCAACTCAAGGGACGACATAGAAGACAAGGCCACACTGTATGACGCACTGTATTCGTACAACAGTAAGCGCAATCCTTACGGAGCGGTAACGAACTACTCCAGGGACGAAGCAGCTGAAGTCGGCAGACGAAACAAGGTCGAGCAGATAAGCGATGAGACCGGTGACCTCGTTCTGAAGGACGATGACGAGAAATCCGGCGGAAGCGGATACAGACGCTACGGACGCAGAAGATGGCGCAGATGGCACAGATGGGGCAGAGGCGGTCGAAGCAGCAAGGTAAAAGCACCGGCCCTCAGAACCGACAAAGAGTTCAAGGCAAAAGCACCGAAAGCGAAGACTACATCTGCACCGAAAGTCGGCATCCCTACTGGAGCCAAGATAAGCGGTTCAAGCACCTCAGTGAATGTAAAGAAGCGCACATACAAGAGCATGGCATCGAGCGGTAACAGTTCGAGACAGAGCAATGTGAACATGCGCGGACTGAAGCTGACACCGCCTAAGCCAAAGACTAAGAAGAAAGGAGCATCGTAATGAGCATACCAAGAGGTAGTACAAGGGTAGCGACACTGGAGATACCCGTTGATTTTACGGGCTGTACAGTCTTCGTCACGATAGATCAGAACGGCACTCAGGTGACGAAGAAATCGTCAGACAGCGGGATTCAGATAACGAAGCACTACGATGATGACGGAGTATTCGATTACTCGACTATCGCAGTGTATCTGACTCAAGCTGATACGCTCACCTTCGAAGTCGGACAAGCCGAGATCCAAGCGAGATGGGTGAACTATCTTGGTCAGGCTGATGTGTCAAGCGTAGGCACGATAACTCTCGACAGAGTGCTGTTAGAAAGAGAGATAGCATATGGCGAATGATGACATCAGACTCAACGTGATAGACGACTCTTCACCGATAAGACTTGCTGTCAACGGGATAGGGGAGATAGCTTCCCTATCCTCTGACAGCGGGAATCCGTACTATGTCGGAGCAAGAGCATACGTCACACAGACAGCAGACGGAGCGACCATCACTGTTATTGATAAGGAAGGAACTACGACCGCAACGGTGCTGAACGGTCAGGACGGACTTATCGGTGCTGACGGGGTCGGCATAACGAGCATCACACAGAACGAGGACGGTACGCTGAACATCAACCTCGATGATGGCACATCATATGTGACCGAACCACTCAAAGGCGACAAAGGCGACAAGGGAGACCAAGGCATTCAAGGAATCCAAGGCATCCAAGGAATCCAAGGCGAGCGTGGTGAAAAAGGTGACAAGGGCGATAAGGGTGATAAAGGCGATAAGGGTGACAAAGGCGACCAAGGCGATGCAGGGCAAGTAGACTCTGCAATGAGCGACTCGTCAGCATATCCCGTACAGAACCAAGTCATCAAGGCATATGTCGATAACGGGCTGTCTTCGAAGGCAGATACTGCGGACATCCCTACGAAGGTCAGTGACCTGACGAACGATGCAGGGTACATCACGGGATATACCGAGACAGACCCAACAGTCCCATCGTGGGCAAAGGCATCGAGCAAGCCGTCATACACGGCAACGGAAGTCGGTGCCGTACCGAGGTCAAGAACGGTCAACGGCAAGGCTCTGTCAGGGAACATCACACTAGACGCATCCGATGTAGGTGCGCTCCCTGACTCAACTGCGATACCGAGCGCATTAAGTGACCTCACCAATGACATGACCGTCAGCGACTTTACGAATGACGCTGGCTATCTCACAGCGCATCAGGACATAAGCGGTAAATCCGATAAGACAGATACAGACATCCACTCGGATGTAATCACCTTAGCAACATCTATGGGATGGCCATCCACATAGAGGAAAGGAGTCAATCGAAATGAACACATTAAGTTCTCTGCTCTACTACATCCTCGACAAGTTCAGGACAGTGAAGATAACGACATCGTCATTCAGTTCACTTCCTCAGACTGTCACGGACAGCAAGATAAGCGCAGACCATTCCGTAGTGAACGCGGTACTGTCGAATCCTGCGGCACAGACGGGTGACTGGACAGTGACCACATCTGCTGGCTCACTGACGATAAGCGGAAGCATCAGCGGAAGCACCACACTCACGTTATACCTTAGCAAGACTAATGAATAGAAAGGAGCGTCACATCAATGGACAAGTTTTATCTCGTACAGATCAAAAGAACTAACGGCACAATCGAGAAGGGGGTCGTGGTAAAGGACACGCTTGACGAGTGCAAGCAGAGCTATCACGCATATCTCGGAGCATACGCATTCGGCAAGGACGCTAACACGGACTATGTGCTTGTATACATCCTTGACAGCAGAGGACTCGGACTCGTTGGCGAGGTCTGGGAAAAGGCTGTCGCAGAGACAGAGGAGGCATAACATGAACAGAATTATCGTAAACTTCGGGGGGGTACTGCGGTACTCGGAACATGCAGAAAGGAGGCAAGCGTTAGGTTTGTCTCCGAGCAAATCTCCGAGAGGAGGTTTGAGGCAAGGTAAGGGGGTGACTCCTTATGGCTGTTAGTAAGATTAAAACTCAAAGGTTTACATCAAGGGCTGTTAATTCGTCTATCACCCGCACGTCGGGAGCAAGCAAGGAGATATCTGCTCCTGGTGTAGATGGATACCGCTTCGTCTGCTGGGTGGGAGTCTCCACCGTAGGATGGTTTGGAAATCTTTACATCGCAGATTACTCAACATCACCGTCAACAGTATATGTTAACAATGTGGGTACGCTAAACGGACAGGCGGGGAGCTTTAAGGCAATCGCACTCTATCAGCCGAACTAAATCAACCTTGCCGAACACGGCATGACATCAACAATCAAAAGACAAAGCACTCTCTATACGGGAGCGGACTTGAATCTTGCAGTAAGCAAGAGCGCAACTGTCACGACCACGGCATCGGGAACGTACAATCTCTCGACAGCATTCGGTGTGAACACTCAGAACAGCGTCATACTCAAAGTATATGCTCAGAGTTCAGCACATCCGAACGGCATCGTGACGGAGACGCTGAGTTCGGGTAATTCCTATTGGGTACGGCTCAAGGATTTCGGTACGGGCGCATTGGTCAAATCTGAGTCCGTAACGATATATGCAACGTACTTGGTGAGTGCTTAGTCGAATGAGCCTAACGCCATAGATATGGCGACATCAATTATTAAACGAGTAATGCCACAAGCAAAGAACATGGGGTCTGCAATCACGGGAATCGGTAGCTTTTGGAGTTCTCCCGTGGCACGGCTCATCGTTTTGGAAAATCTTGTGATTTTCACATTCTCAGGGCGAATTAGGTTAAACGACTACAACGCTAACTATTTGTACACGTTCGGTTTTTTGCCAAGCGGATACGCTCCAAGCGGGGGCGCACCTCTTTTCGGAAAAATCACAGACGGAAATTATTCCTATATGGGTGGAGTATCGGGAGTCGTGCAGACTAACGGAGAAATCAAATTCTCTTGCGAAACACATACGGGCGAATACGTGACAATGTTTTCAGCGTGGTACATCTAAGAAAGGAGCAATCATGCTCTACATCATATCTTTTATAGTCGGCTCTTTTGTCGGCATGATGCTGACTTGTATCGTGGTCAGCGGGAGGGGTAAATAATGAATAATTTTATTAAGGCATCGCTGATTCGTGCCTTGCGCACAATAGCACAGACAGCCGTCGCTATGATTGGCACGGCTACAGTCATGTCATCGGTCGATTGGAAGATGGTAGTATCCGCATCATTACTCAGCGGTATATTGTCACTTCTGACATCCATCGCTACGGGTCTTCCTGAGGTGGACTATGCCGAACACATCTATATGTCAGCTGACGAACCTGAGGACAGTTTCGTTGAGGAAGAAGGTGAGGCTGATGACTAACTTTGAGATGCTGAAAGTCGCACAGAAGTACCTCGGTCAAGGCGGTTCACGCTTCAGAAAATTCTGCGGTCTGCCGTCTGGATCTGCGTGGTGCAATGCGTACGTGGACTACATCTTCAACGAGAGCGGAAACACATCGCTCTTCTGCAACGGAAGAAAGGTGACGTACTGTCCGACATCGATGAAGTGGTGTCAGAACAATCTCGCACAGATTCCGATTTATCTTGCACTTCCATGCGATGTCATCTACTTCGACTGGGAGCCTAACGGAGTGCCGAACCACATCGGACTTGTCAGAGAGAGGAAGTCAGACCTCGAAATCTACACCATCGAAGGCAACACATCAGGCGGTATCGTAGCGCAGAAGACGAGGACTGAGAAGTACGTCTGCGGATGCTACCGACCGCACTTCAAGCCGACAGACTTCAGTGCAGACAAGAAACTCGATGTCGATTCCTACTTTGGATATAACAGCATCGCAGTTCTCCAGAGATGGCTGAACGTGGACATTGACGGCATCCTAGGCAAAGGCACTGTGATGGCACTGCAGAGACGCATCGGAGTGTCAGCTGACGGCTCTTGGGGTAAGGGTACATCGAGAGCATTGCAGAAGATAATCGGCACGGACGCTGACGGCTACTTCGGGGCAAAGTCTGTAAAGGCTCTTCAGTCATACCTGAACAAGCAAGTCTTCGGTAAGACCAACACCGAAACAAATATTCCGCAGACCAAGACCAGAGGAGACAGGATCGCAGACACAGCGGTCTCACTCATAGGCAAGGTCAAGTACAAGAGCGGTGGCACGGACATCCGTACTGGTGTTGACTGCACTGGCTTCGTCCAGCACTGCTACAAAGTCAATGGCATCACGATGGGAAACAAGCTCTCTGAGTGGGGCAAGAGCATAGGCACGGATGCGTCCAAGGCAAAGCGTGGTGATATCTTTACCTATAAGTCTAAGACCGGTATACATCATGCCATCTATGTCGGTGACGGCAAAGTAGTCCACGCTGCCAATAAAAAGGACGGCGTTAAGATGAGTAAATGGAATTCAATGAGTCGGCCTTTAGTTGGAATCCGGCGCCGTTGGAAATAAGAGGGGAGGCATTAAGTATGACCGATACAATGATAGTCGCTGCAGTTGGGCTTATAGCCGGACTGATCGCAATCGTTACTCCGATCGTGAGGCTCAACAGCAATATAGTCCGCCTCACAACGGTAGTGGAACAGCTCGAGACGCTGGTTAAAGAAAAGACCGACAAGCTGGATGACAGAATCACCAAACATGGTAAAGAAATTGATCAGTTAAATATCGATGTTGCTGAACACGAAGTCAGGATTAAGGCTCTTGAGAAGTAGGGCGGTTCGGAGACGGACCGCAGAGGTTCACCTCCATTGACAATAAAGCGCAAAGAGACCCGGGGGATGTTCCTCCGGGCCTTTTTGTGTGGTGATTTTTTCTATCATTTCAGCAACTCTGGATATGATTCTTCAAGCCAGTCAATGTGTTGTTGATAATCATTAAGAAAGGCATCTGCGTATTCACGAACATCTTCCGGGTCGTGGATCTTCACTTTGCCATCATAACTTGTCCAAATCCATTTTGCCCTTGGTGTAAATTTAATTCTGGCTAGATCTAATTGACCAGGATCCTCGAGCAGAAGGGCAACGGTTACATAGTTGTCCGACTTACGGACTAGGCCAAACTTGGATGTGTCTATTCCTTCATCAGCAAGAATCTCCATGATCACATTAAATATTTCTTTTTCTCCATCAGTTGCATTAACATCACGCAGCTGTCCATAATTACTAATTTTAACTTCCATTGATTTCACCTCCAACTCGAGTATAGCAGAATTTTGTGCGAATGTGGGTTGACTTTGTGAAACCATCGGCCTATATTTGTAAGTGAGGTGACTTGAAATTAATAATATGACTTCCAAGGGAGTGGGGAATCGTCACATTGTTGACGATAAATTTTATCCCAGCAACTATTCCTAAAATCATAAAAGAGGGGGTAGTTGGAACAGCTTTCTTAAGAATTACATATTAATGATGACTAAGTCACCTCTAAGGATAACACTAAATGGTTGCCAAGGAGGTGATTTTTTATGAGAGCGCAGAGCATCCCGCAATTCGCCATCGTCAAAGCAGACTCGGCTCCAGCTTTTGAGGAACAGCTCAACGCAAGAATCAGAGAACTATCTGACCGTAATCCATCTGTCAAGTTTGATGGACTGACAGCGTACATCAGCTACAGCGAGACCGTAAGAACACCGGAGTCGTTGGCTGATATGTACGAGCTGAACGGTGCGTGCTTCCACTGTGAAGACTGTCCTGAGTTCCAAGAGATCGCGAAGGAAGACGGAACCGGAGACAAGCGTCTGAAGTATGGAGAGTGCCAGTATGCAGAGATGGGCAGAACACGCAGAGACAGCAGAGCTTGCAACTTGCTGTACCAGATGATCAAGGACGGGAGGATAGGACTATGTTACAGAAAATAGGATTCATACTTGTGTGCATCGGGCTGATGATGGCAGATAGCGATTGCTTACTTATCCCATTCGGAGTGGTTTCCATCGGTGCGCTTCTGCTCTGGATCGAGACGGGAAGGGAGGCCAATGATGAAACAGCCTAAAAAGCATTATTACATTCTGCTCAATGATGAATACGTTGGACAGACATGGGCCGTGTCAGAGGCAAAGGCAAGAGTGAACTGGTGGTGGGCAAATGTGAAGTATAACGACCAGTTCAGCTATAGGGCATACAACCCGGAAGACTTTGAAGCGATCTGCATTAATTAGGAGGTGCACACAATGGTATTTGCAACTAACGAAAAGAGAGATTACTGCCAGGTGCTCGACGCAGCACTGGCGCCGATGATGGACTTTGACTCACTGGACTACTGCATCAATGGAGTGACGCAGGAAGAGTTTATGAGAATTTCAGACAAGCTCGGTTCCGTTGCGTACTTCAACATCACGGGTATGACCTGCGGGGAAGTACTGAAGGATGTGTGCAAAGTGGTCCTGCTCGATCAGGCAGGGATTGCACCGGACAGTCTGATCACAGACATCAGAAAGAAGCGCAAAGTCGCAGATATGTTCAGGAGGTAAAGAGATGAAGTTCAAGGTTACAGAGTTTATCAAGAAATATATGAAGGTCGGAGACGATTGCCAGTATGTCGAAGTGGAAAAGCATTACACCGTTTACAGCTGGGACGATCTGCAGAATCTGCTGATGACGCTGATTGACTACAGCGATGTATCCATCAGATTCGAGGTAAAGAAGGAGGTGCCAAATGAGCAGTAGGCTGACAGGCGACTTCCGTAAGTTCATGGATAAGAACTATCTCGGTTCGTGGGACGTTCCGGATGGGGAGGATCTCGTTCTGACCATTGACCACGTTGAGCAGAATGACGTCAAGAACGAACGCGGATCTGAACGGAAGCTGACAATCCACTTTGCTGAACGAGGATACAAGCCGATGATCCTGAATACGACCAATGCAAAGAGAATCGGTAAGGTGGCTGGTTCCAACAAGGTCGAGAACTGGGAGAACCTCCGCATTGCAATCTATACCGAGAAGGTGACTGCCTTCGGTGGAACTACGGACGCGCTCCGAATCAGAGAGTACGCGCCAAGAGAGACCGAAGCAATCTGTGACGAGTGCGGTCAGAAGATAGAGAGGCACGGAGAATATTCCGTTAATAAGATAGTCCAGCTGAGCAAGGCCAAGTACGGCAAGTGTCTGTGCTGGGACTGCTCGATGAAGGCAAAGGAGGCGGAGTGATGAAGATTCTTTATAAGGCTCCTGGCGAAGCGCTCCGCTCGATGGTTATTCCGAATGAGCTCGGAGTTATGCAGCAGCTGGTCGACGGATACATCGAACCGATAACTTTGCCGGATAACCTCGTTATTATCTGCAACGAGGATGGCAAGTGGAATGATATGAAGAAGAACTTCCGCATAGAAGCCATTAACGACTGGGTATTCGGACCGGCGCTGTTCATGGGCGCTGACGGCGAAGAGTTCTGCTCAATCAAACCAGAGCACGAGAAGCTGATCAGAGACTACTTCGATGTGTTCGGAACGGAGGGATTCAATGTCAAGTGAATGGATGGTAAGACCGAAGAAGCTCGGAGAACGTACACGTTACGAAGTGTACAAGATCCTGCACGATACAGGCGACGTCATTACCAGAGGCGGTCTGTGGGAGACCATAAAGGAAGCACAAAAGCTCGCTGATAATCTGAACAAAATGGAAGCGAGGAAGCCAAAATGAAACTATCAAACGATAATTATTTCTCCACTGAAGCAATGAAGGAATACTGGTCAGTGAGCCAATTCAAACAGTTCTGCAAGTGTCCAGCTGCTGCCATTGCTGAGATGAATGGAGAATATGAGCGGGAACCATCAACCGCACTGCTCGTTGGTTCTTATGTGGATGCCTACTTCACTGGTGACAAGGGTGCTCTGGGACGATTCGTTCTGGAGCATCCGGAGATCACCAACTCAAGGACCGGTCAGCTGAAGGCCGATTTCAAACACGCTGAGACGATGATCGAAGCGGTCAAAAGGCAGCCGTTGATGATGGATTATCTCCACGGGGCAAAGCAAATAATCGGATGGGCGGAGCTGTTCGATGTCAACTGGAAGATAAAGATGGATGTCTATGACGGACAACGCATCGTAGATCTGAAGACCGTAAAGGACTTTAAACCGATATATGTCGATGGGTTAGGCTGGCAGTCATGGGTCGAGGCATGGGGTTATGACATCCAGGGCGCTATTTATCAGAGAGTAGAACAGGCGATGTCGGGCAGACTCAATCCGCTGCCGTTTTACATCGTAGCGGTAACGAAAGAGAAGGTCCCAGACGTTGCCGTTATCCACCTGCCACAGCACATACTGGACACGGCTCTGAAAGTGGTCGAAGCGAAGATTGACGGATTCGATCTGATGAAGAAGGGACTCATACCAGCTGAGCGTTGCGAGGTTTGCGATTGGTGCAAGCAGAGCAAGAGGCTGGGTGAGCCGATAGAGTTTGAGATAGAGGAGGCGTAGATGAAATACAAGCGGGCAAAAGTTTGTCCGTACTGTGGGAAGAACTTCAATATGACATACGACCGTTACATGAGGTATTCGCACAAGCCTCCGTTTCAACCACAACGGACAATCTGTAAACATTGCGGGGAATGGTTCTGGTATCGGAACATAACACCGAAGTTTGAAAGAGAAACAGGCATCAAGGCTGTTCTCAGACGGGATGAAATATATTAGCTTACTCACCGGGGCGGGCAACAACATAATACGAATAACTTAATAAGGCACGAACACCATCACACTTGTAACAAGCATCGCCCGCTCCGGTTTGTAATAAAGAGGACGATATGAAAGAAAAACGATTTTATATAGATGATGTTCCTGTTGCTAAGGATATGTCCGAATGGCCTCCGGAACTGCATCTGGACGAAAATGGTAATCCAAAACCAAAAGCACCACCAGCATACGAAATGTTTGATACAGCACCGATGATCAGACATATGAGGACGAGCAGAGGACTGTCACAGAGACAACTTGCTGAAAGACTCGGACGCGTTCCATCCTGCATCAGCGAACTGGAGACAAGAACAGGATCTGCAACATTCGCAACTATGGCGAGAATAGCACGGGCCTGTGGTTATGAAATCATATTCAGAAAGAAAGAGAAGGTAATCGAATGAATTTGCACATCATACATGGAAGATTAGTCAGAGATCCTGATTACGTCAGGGAGGCGGACGAGACCAGAAGCAGGGCCAAGTTCACCGTAGCGGTCGACAGATCATATGGAGACGAGGCCGATTTTATTGACTGCATCGTCTGGGGCAAGAGAGCTGCCACAATCGATAAGTGGTTCCACAAGGGCAAAGAGATCGCTCTGTCCGGTGAGGGCCGTACTGGTTCATACACCGACAAGAACGGCACCAAGCACAAAACGTACACCATCAACGTTGCACAGTTCGACTTCTGTGGATCCAGCAAGGAAAGCGCACAGACCGCGTCACAGATCGAGCAGGACGCAGCTGCTCTTCTGATGCCGGACACAATGGAGCAACAGGGTGAGGATATCCCATTCTAGAGGTGAACTATGAAGTACTTATTGGTGGATTCAAGAGAGAAGCCGAAAGCAATACATTCCATTATTAAATATTTCGATTCGGTTGGATTGGTTCATGAGTCCACCAAGTTACTGATTGGTGATTACATGGACTGGAACAGACCACAGATCTGCATCGACAGAAAGCAGAATATCGCAGAACTGGCGAAGAATTGCACAGCAGACCACGAAAGGTTCCGTCGTGAACTGGAACGCGCACAGAAGGCAAATACAACACTTGTGGTCCTTGTCGAGCAGAACCGTTACAAGGACAGAGACAAGTGGATCCACTGCGAATCTGTTGAGGATCTGATGCTGTGGGAGTCTCCGCATACTACCATTCGAGGCGAGAAGGTGTACAGAGTGCTCCGGAGCTGGATGGCAAAATATCCGCTACGGGTCGAGTTCTGCGACAAGCGAAGTACAGGGAGACGTATTTATGAAATCATATACGAAGGAAAGTAAGCCATTCGTTCCAGAGTGCAAAGACTACTTCAGTACGTACTGTATTGAGGATTGCAATTGGTTCGGAGTGTGCTGGGACTTTCAGAGAGAGGTAATAGATGGTAACAGGATACAAGAAGGGAACGAAAGTAATGCTTCGCACTGCACACGTTCCTGATATGGTGGACGAGCTGAGGGAGATGGATGAACGCGTCTTTCTTGTTGAGAAGTATGTGATAGGACGTTATTACATCCTGCAGGGCTGCGTATCGAAGATGGGCGTTCCATTCGCTATCCTTCCGAGTTGGATCCAGAAGGTGGGCAACTAGGTATGAAACTATATCTATGCGTCACCAGAGACAAGTATGAGCTTCCACTTGCAGTAGCAGAATCTCAACAGGAATTGGCTGATATGGTGGGAGTGCAAAAGAGTACTATCGCTTCCGCACTTTGCAAGTACAGAAGAGGTTGGAGCGGGTGGTCGATCTATCACGAAGTGGAGGTGGATGATGATTAAACTGATCATATTAGAAGCGCTGCTGTTTTGCCCGTTACTGTGGGCGAGTGTGACCAGCGGTAGATAATGCATGACGCAGGGGCGGGCAGGTAGTTATTTTTGCTGAATATTAACCGAAAGGAGGAATTCCTCCGTTTGTTCCACACAATATGTTCTTTTCAGCCCGCTCCTGTTTCAGTCGTACGGCAATGGGCAGGATCAGTATCAGAGAGCCAAGAAAGGAAAGGTCTTTCTGCATCAGGAAGTGTGTCCAATCTGCCCATTACTGTACGGGAAAGGAGAGACGATGAGTGACCTAATAAGACGAGAAGATGCGATAAAGATAATGGCTTGCGAGATGTATGCCGAAGCGCAGTCGCAAGGCTATGAGGTCGATAGCATTGAGGACTTTATGCCCGAAGCGAAAGCGTGGATGAACGATGCACCATCCGCAGACAGACCGCAAGAGTGGATTCCTTGTAGCGAGAGACTGCCCGAAGATATACGACCTGTGCTTGTGACTTGGAAGAACAACGACCCTGCATCGTACTATCAGTATATCGTGGGCAAGCACTTCATCGGTACAGCACACTATCACAGAGGCAAGTGGTATTGGTACTCAAGCGTGACAGAGGACTTACTTGCCGAGTATGGCAAGTGTAATTCGGAAGAGTTTGACGAGGCAATTGAGGCTGTCGCATGGATGCCATTACCTGAGCCGTGGAAAGGAGCAGACGATGAGACTAATTGATGCGGATGCGCTGAAAACAATCAAATCAATTCAGAGCGCAGACTTTAACAGCATCGAAACGATACGGCAATGGATTGATTCTGCACCAACCATCGAAATCATCCGTTGCCGAGAGTGCAAGTGGCTCGATAGTGGAAAGAACGATTCCGAAGTGTGGAGTATGTGTACAAGACACTTTGGGAAATACTTTGATGTAAATGCCGATGACTTCTGCTCATACGGTAGCCGTTCGGAAAAACCGAACAACTTGTCGGAAATTCCGACAGGTTCGGAAAGGAGTAGCGAATGAAAGTAGTAGCCGTCGATGGCTTAATCAATATGTTCAAGGATGCGAGAGCGAGATTGAACCCAAGAGATTACCATTCGTTAGTGGAGTATGACACAAGAGATACGATGCTTCTCAATTTCATACAGATGTTACAGTTAGCGGATGGTGTGGAACTCGTTAAGTGCGAAGATTGTAAGCATTGGTACCCCGATGCCGATTGCGGAATGGCTTGTGAATTCACAAACATGAGTCAGCCTAATGATGGTTTCTGTAATTGGGGAGCGCCGATGCAGACGAAAAGGAGCGAGTAATGTTTATTCCCGAAAGACAGCGTGAAGCACTTATGCGTCTGACGATGTGCGCAAGGGATGAGTGCATGATGTGCATTTACCAACCGAAAGACGATAGATGCAAAGACATAGCAACAACTGCGATGCACATTTTGGCGAACGCATTAATGGTAGACGATGACGATACTCCGCAGAACGAAAGGAGCGAGTAGATGACGATAGGTGGAGCAATAGCAGAACTGCAAAACTTGATTGATGCAGACGATGTGCCGTTCTACTACAAGAGCGGTATCAAGAAGGTTATCGAGACCATACAGATGGAACTTAACGAACAAAATAGACGGCTCAATGAGATAGCGCACAGACTTGACCTCCACGAAAAAGCGATGGCAAAGGCGATGCGTGACACAGCTGATACTCCGCAAGAGGAAAGGAGCGAGTGATGATACGCTATGACCATTATACAGACAAATTCGTAAAGGTATCAGACAGAGAGTGTCCGTGGTGTAAAGCGGTTTGCGCTTCTACAGACAAGTATTGCCATGAATGTGGGTGGCATATAGCCGATACTCCGCAGACGGAAACTCAAATAGAAACTCAAAACTCAAATTTGACTTTTGAGAAATCGGATTGTCCGTGGAAATAACATCGGCACAGCATAGGGCGAGGCATATAAGTTATAACTGCATATTTTTCTAAGTATTATCAGCCTTTCTCGAACCACGCTTCGCCCTATGTGGGGCATATAGGAAAGACAATGACAGCAGAGAAATATCTAAGACAATACAAATATGCTTGTGATCGTATCAGACGATACGAGAGGGAATACCGGGACGAGATGCTTCTGATCGATGCGGTGCGGTCTCTATCAGACAATGACGGGATGCCACACGGCTCAGGAATATCTAAGCCGACAGAGGACAAGGCCGTGAGACTTGCGGAACGTGCGGAGAGGCTTGTCGACGCAAAACTGGCGGCGATCCGTATTCGACAGGAGATATTCGACACGGTTCACTCTCTGGGCGGACTCGAGGCTGATGTTCTGATTGAGCGTTATCTGTATCTGAGCGATGACGGAAACCTGAGAACGTGGGATGAAGTGTGCA